AGGTACCGTCACGCATCATAAACGGATGTTTAAGACTTGCTATTACAAATTGTCCGTTATCAAATGTGACTTTATATCCTTGACGTTTTCCTTTCTTTTTTCTAGGATGATACGCTTTGCCTAATTTTATGCTGTCAGTTTCGTGATCGTATGAAAACACATAAAATCTTTCTTGTGGTTTATCTTTATATCTCTCCGTTAATTCAGCTATAGTTGGTTTGGTGCCATCTGGTAAAGGTATAATCGTATCTGGTCCTACGCAATCGTAATCTCTAAATAGTTCAATACGAGATGCTTGATAACTTAATGTGAAATCTCTACTATATTGATTATATGATGACGTTCTAATTCTATTAAAACGATCTCTTAGAGTATTACGGTCTGTAGCATACATCACTTCGTCTGTATCTACTACCTTCAATTTCTTGCCACCAATATTACGAATTACCGCATCAGTAGAGAAAAGTCTCTTTAATTTTGAATATAAAGATCTTTGTTTTAATATTTGAAATTCTTCGTTTGCCATAGTTTTATATGTATAAATATGTTACAACAACCAAGTTAAGTTTTCTTTTTTATCTGTTACTTTACCAATTTGCATTGTCCATGATTCTTCACTGCCAATAACCTTGGATTTATAAATATTTTGAGATACTCCAATTCGTGTAATACCACCTAACATAGATCTATTCAAATCCATACTTTGTTGTCTTAATTTTAATGCAGTATCTCTTACCCATAATCCAATACTCATTGCCATTACCAAATCGTCATTGTAACCTTTCATTGCAGCTACTTTATTGCCATCCCAAATAAATACGGAAAGTTCATCTAAAAATCTTATTGACCTTACTTCTACTGACCTTTCTCTGAAATAACTCTCTAATTTTGAAATTAATAATGGTCTTGTCTTTTGACTATTAGTAAAACCAGGTATCATTTTCTTTTCATCTCTATTAATTTTATTTGTTAGTTGTTTTTCAACATCTACATACTGCAAATCTGCACTACTATAAAAGGTATTTGGATATTGTCTATCTATTATTTGTTGCAATACTGCCCATCCTATATTTGCATTTTCTACTATCAATAAAGCATTATTATAATCTGTAGCAACACTAACTAACATATTACCATAATCTTTAGTTCCTATTTGACCTTTATATTCCGCTACTTGGGTTAGTGATTCTACATCAATTACTTGAAATGCACTATAATCTGCACCATCACCTCTAGCAACGTCTGCACTAACTATGTAATTTCTACTATAATCTGGATATTCCCATATCCAATAACCATGATCCAATCCACGCATTTCAATTGGATCTTTTACTTTACTTTGTTTATAAAATTCAATTGTTGTTAAGTCAACTATACCGTTACCAGTTGTAGCAAAGTCACAATCACATTCTTGAGCAGCACCTTTTACACCGGATAATTCTGTTTGTTTATCTCTCCAAGTTTGATCTCTTTCTGGATGTAAGTGCCAAGGAAGTTTGATAGTATTAAATTTATTTTCCTTAGCTTCTGCTTTTACCCAAGTTTGATGAAAGAAATTACCTACACCATTTGGAGTACTTAATATAATACCTTTACCACCAGTACTTAATGTATATTGTGTAGACAACCATATTTCTTCAATGTTATCAATGAATGCAGCTTCGTCAATAATCAATAATGACAATGAAGAAGAACGACCGGATGTTCCAGCAGAAGATACTGCTTTGATTTGAGACCCGTTTGTTAATCTCAAACTTAATCTATTATCTTCTTGTTCTTTTACTTTTAACCAAGAAGGAAGATTATCATTTGCGAATCTAACACGGGTAACAATTTCTTTGGAAGTTTCTTGGTTAATACTAATACAAAGAATATTTTTGTCTTTATGAAATATCATTAACCACAAACTATATGCAGCAGTTAATGTACTAATACCCATCTGTCTAGACTTTAATATAATATTAAAATCAAAATTAACCAAATCGGTTAATGCATGTTCTTGAAACTTATAAAGATCAAAATTTACAGTTCCACGAATAGGATGTTGAATTTTAACATACTTCTTCATGAAATATATTGGATCTACAAGACATTTCTTGTATTCCTCTTTAATTACTTCTTTAAGAGTTTTAGGTACACTCATTTATTTAATTTTTCCAAAACCATTTGTTTGGCTTTTTGTTCTACTTCAGAATTATAATTAATTTTAGCTAATTCTTCATTAGCTTTTTTAATATTATCTTCTACATCTTGTAGATCTTTTTTCAAATCACTTAATACTTTTTGTATTTGTCCACTATCATCTGTCCAAAATTCTTGACTGCCATCGTCGTTAAAAAATTGTAATTTTTCTTCTGGATTTTTTTCTAAATATTCAATACTGTCTGTAATATTTTTCTTAAAATCTCTCATTTCTGAAAGTACATTATTATAAATTTTATACTTTTCATAGTCAGCATATACACCTAATACTTTTAACTTGCTGTCAAATGAAATGGTACAATCATAACATTTACCTGTTTTAGGATAAAATCTATCATCAAGATAATTTCCAAATTTCATATCTGCATTACAGATACTACATCTTTGATCAATCTTTATTTTTCCAAGTTTAGATACTTTTCTTTTACTCCCATTTTTCCAAATCCATTTATTACCTTGACCATCTTCCCATTCTTCACCTTCTTTTCTTTTACTGTTGTTTAGATTTGGGTCATATCCAACTTGAATGAATGCTCTTTCACCGTTTAAATAACTTTTTACTATATCTAAATTAGATTTTCCCGTTTTTAATTTAATATTTTTACCTGTATTACTTCTCATAACTTATAGTCCATCCTTTATATTGTTGATATTTTTTCTTTTTACCATCCAATAGATAGTAAACATCCGAACATAATTTATATTTTTTTCTAAAATCAAACATTGTTCCTACGAATTCTTCATTTAATTGTTTATTTAGAAACTGATATATTGTAGAAATAAAATTAGGGTGTTCCGATCCTTTTTTTGCAAATCGATTAGACTTCCCTAATTTTTCTTTTGATTTAATTTCTTTTAATTTAATTCCTACTTCACTATTCCAAAATTGATTACTAGCTATAGACATTATTTTTCTATTTTCATTAGAATGCGTTTTTTTATACATCGGATTTTTTTCTGCTAAAAATTTTCCTTTATTCTTACCTTTTAATTTTTCCGAAAGTATTTTTTTAGTTTCATCCATGTGATGTTTTCCAAAAAATGGATTTTTTTCACCACTTGTTCTATCTGATATTTTTTTACAATCTTTCGGTTTAAGTTTTCTTCCCAACGGACTTTTTGCATTAGGATGAATATTATACTTTGGTTTTAAATCGTCTAAATATTGTTGTTCTTTTATTAAACATTCGATTGGTTTACAATATTCTATAATTTCAAATTTAAAATTATTTTCTCCGTATTTATTCCACGCTCTTTGAAGAATTGTAGAATGATGTTTGTTATTTTTTAATTGATGTTTATGTGTATTCCATCGTTTATTAAAAGTATACGATGCACTTCCAATATAACAGTCGTCATTAATAATATTTCTTATTTTATATATTCCTGTATTAGACATAGACCTTTCATTCATATAGAATAAATATGATTAAAAAAATAAAAAATTGATTTTCCTGATGCTCTTTTCATAACTTTACTTTTAATCTGACTAATTCTTTTTTGAAATCATTCAAGATTTCAGTTCTTTTGTTTTTATAACGAAAAGTGTTACCCTTTACTAATTTAATTAGTTTTTCTAAATTGTTTATATCATTAAATGTTACATTATCGCCAAATAAAAATTTAGCAACATCATCCATGTCGGTATAAACAATTTTTATATTTTGTTTTTCTTGTTTACCCTTTTCATTTGTTATTACATCTGCACTTTGAAGACCTTTTTTCCAATTCATTTGATATCTCTTTTGTTTATTTGGATCTTCGGTAGGTTCATAACTATGAGACATAATATTCATTAATAGAATATTTCTTAATGCGGCTTTATGTTTAGATTCTGGTGCTCCTGACAAAGATTTAATCATGAAATTAAGATTTCCAATCATCAAATCAATTTGTACATATCCATCTTCATTTGGTGTTTCTGTAGATCTAACAGGATTACCATTTTCATCAATAATAGGTACATTCAAATGTAATTGATCCAATCCAGTAATAATTTTAAATGACGGAGATGGTACATTTGGTTTATTTGTTTCTACATAATTTTGCAATTTTTCATAAAACCCTTTTTTATCATAATCATAATTTGTACCTAATAATTCATTTAATTGGTCTACAGAAACAGCTACGTCAATATCTCCCAATATTGGTTTTGACTTATTACCAATAATTTCATACTTTAATTTATCTAGATTCCACATCTTCAATCCATTTTTGATGGTCGATTCTAAATATTCTTTTGGTAAATCACTATTTGCTGCAACTGCATTTCCACCTTCTGTAATTAATAATTCTTTCAAAATATCATTAACTATTTTATTTCCTAAATCAGCATGTTTCTTAATTTTATCTATAGATGCTTGTGTTTCTGGTGTAGTTGCTTTCTTTTCTTTTTTCGCATATTGTTCAACCATCTTTTCCGCATATTTGTTTTTGATTGCGGTAATAAAAGATTGATAATCAAATCCCAAATCAGTCAATATTCCATTTACATCAAGTGTCTTTGCAAATCCTAATACACCTGTAGTTAAGTCTTTCAATTTTACACTATTTGGATTTACACCACTATGTGCAGTTAAATTCGGGTCTACAGTCGTAATCTTTTTACCAAATAATTCTGCTAAAAAGTCTGCCAAATCTCTTAAAAATGTAGTTGGACTATTAGAAATTAACTTATCTACAGTATCTTTTCTTAACATAGGAGATACAATCTTACCGTCCTTAAATTTAGCTCTAACTCCTGTATCTCCAATTCTTATATTAAGAACTTCTGCTAAGGCAGAATACATCCCACCCATTGTAAATCCTTTTATACCTCTCTCAGGTGTAAATCTAGCTGCAAACCAATCTTTATATATCTTTGTAGTATATAATAAATCCAATTGAACCCAAGTGTCATTTTCTACATTTATTACAATTTGTTTACCGTCAGACCTTTTAGCACTTTCAACATCAATATAATTCTGTCCACTGGTTTCAATAAATTCAATTACATTTTGAATGTATTCCTTCTTTTTATTACTACTTTCTTCTGCACTTTCAATTGGAACAACTACCATTACATCAATATCACCATATGTAACTTCTTTTTTATCTTCTTTGTCTTGTTTATAATAACCAGCCGACCCCAGTACTTGATAATCTTTAATTGGAGTTAATGACTTATCAGTCAAAAACTTATTCAAATCATCCAAAAAAAATTTGAATTTATCTGTTGCCTTTTCTATAGTATCTGGTGTCAAAACGGTCTTTGAAGTTAATTCTGGTTTTAACCATCCACCTTCATCAATAGATTGTTTATGCGCAGCTCTATTTGCTGCGCTGAATTTGGAACGAGAAACATACTTTATATCACCTTCCGGGTCAGAGAATACATAACCTTCACCGCCAGGTTGATTGCCTATATATGATTTAATTTCACTGTCTTGATTGTCTATTTGATTAATGATTTCTTCTTTAACAGACATTATTTCAACAACTACTTTCCATAAAGATTCAAATCCATCACGATTACTATTAACATAATCAGTAATCTTCTTTTTCATTACACCTGTAATATCACTCCTCTGATCTATCCACGTTAGAAAATCGACTCCAATATTTGTCAATCCAGTATCAACTTTACTATTTAAGTATTTATATAAAATATCTGGGAAATTAGTCATTTTTAAACTAGCCAATTTTGTTGGATTTATAAAATCATCTATATTTCTAGCATGTTTATTAACATACGACACAATATCTTTTAATTGTTTATCGTCTACTGAAGGCGCACTATTTACTGAAATAGGTGGTATTACCAATAATTCATTACCTTGAAACACGTTGTAATTAGTTATTACACTTTCATTTCCAAAACTGTCTACTTCTTTATGTACAACAACCGCAGCTTTACTTTGAGAGATTTTCTTCCCTAGTTCCGAATTTACATCAACGGTATACGTTACAATATTTGGTTTGAATACATATCTTCCGTTTTCAATCGATGGTGTTTTAAAATAAAGTAAATCTCCTTTGAAATATCCTCTAAATGTACTTGGAACGGATAATTCAAATACACTAAAAGCTTCTTTCATATTTTGAACAAATAATCTATACTCATCTGTTTTAACGCTTTTACCTCTGTTTAAAAACATTTGCTTCAATTCTTCCGGTGAAGTTGGTCTGCCATTATAACTTTTAGCTATAAATCCACTTTTATCTGTCAATACAAATTTACTTTCGTCATTTCTTCCAAATACAACTGCGGGAGAACCATCCCATTTAAGAGTTACATTTTTATAACCAGTTTTTTCTAGTTCTATAAAACTTTTGATTGAACGAATTGCTCCTTTTGATCCTTCCCAAAATATTAAATCTTCTGCATGATCTATACGAGTGCCTTCATTTAATATACTGGATACCAAAAAATGTTCTTAATTATTCGGCTTTGTCATATGGTTTTATGAATGTTTTATCAAATACTGGTATTGCTTTTTTGTAAGAACTCTTAGTTTCGTCTAAACTATTATCAGTAAATTGCCAGTTCCAAAATAATTGGTCTGGTGTTTTGAATCCAAAAAACTGAAGTACCTCTTTTTGTGTTTGTGTAACATCTTTGCCATTCCAATTTTGTCCAGTTGCAATGAACCCTGAATCAATATTTTTAACAATATTACTTTCTCCCAACGTAGAATGTCTGTTTTCAATCCAAGTTAATCTTTCAATTAGTTTCTGATAAAAACCATTGGCTTGTCCCCATCTAACACTTGCAAAAAATAATACACAATCACTTTCAAATAATTCTTTACTTACTTTCCATAATTCGTCGTTCTTATTATTAATACTAGCCCAACAACGATGTTCTCCTGTTGGATTTTTTTCTTTATCTTTTAAAGATGAATCTTTTGTACCACAATGATTTCCCCATTTTGACGATACATTGCCCTCACACGGAACTATATTTAATTTGGTAGTATCTATCAATGATACTTTTTCTTTACCTAATAGTTCTTG